ATCTTTTAATTTGTATTTGTATGGAACTGCAACACCAGTTGTTTCACCTGTAAATGGAGTGCCATCAGCAGTTCTTTGAACTCTGTCTGCACCCGTGTTATAACCTTGTGAGGTTGTATCTCCAGGACCATAAGAACTAGTCTTTACTGGTTTCCATCCATATCTTTCTGCTTCTGCGGGAGTGTGTTCCCTTGGAGTAAACTTATTAGTGCTCTTATCTAATACTCCAGGTTTATAATTTTTATACGCTAAAACATTTGTATTAGCAGGTTTTGGTTTTGGTTTTGGTGGTGTTGGTTTTGGTGCAAATGGATTCCAAAATTCTTGGACATTTGCGTCCTCACAAAATTGATGGAATGTTTTCATCTTACTTCAAAATAATTAAATTAAACCATTCTTCACTCATACCAGCAATGATGTTATCTGCACCTTCTCTATCTTCAGTATAATTCTCTTCGATTAGGTGCTCAACAACCTTTTCATAGTTCTCATGAATTTTCTTTGATTCTTTAGGAGTAGGTTTCATTTTTAACACTTGGACTATAGTTATATTTAGATAAAAAAAAGACCCCCCGAAGGGAGTCTTGAAAGCATGTGAACCGATATCACATGAGGTTGGCAACCTTGACTCTTCTGTAGTAAACGTTCTTATTAACTATGAGATCACCGTTATGAACTTGATCACCACCAGCGAAGGGGTTAGCGACGATTCCGTAACGAGTCTTGAATCCAATCTTGGGTTGGAAGGTGTCCTGACCAACGGCACGGACCATTTGGAGAGGAACGTAGGGGCAATAGAACAGACCAGCGTCATAGGGGGAGGTACCCTTATAACCAGCAACATAGTACTGATTAGAAGAAACGTTGGATGCATAAGGATCGATGTATACACGATACTTACCAGCAAGAACACCAGCGAAGGTATTGCCAGTGTCATCAACGTTAAGGTTAGCGTTAAGGGCAGGAGTGTAATCGAGTACACCAGCCATAGTTAGGGCGGAAGCGACATCTGCAGAACAGATGATCATGTTGCCCTTCCCTCTACGAGTTTGCTGCGCGATTGCGTTAGCATCTCTTTCGATCTGGAAGATCAGACCTTTGAACTTCTCAACACTCCAGCGACCGTTGGAGTCAACGTCGAGGTCGAAAGTACCAGTGGTAGCAACGTTTGCTTGAGCACCAGGCTTAGCAGTCTTGTAGATGGTACGAACAACTTCGCGGTTGATTTCAGCAAGAATCTCAGTAGAGAGAATGTTTGCTAACTCAGCCTCGGCGTTTAGACCGTGGATGGCGCGGAGGTCTTGTGCGAGTTCTAAGGAGTACTCAGCTTTGAGGGCGCGTGACTTTGCAGTAACGGTGACCTTCTCGATGCTGAATGCCATCTGGTTGAAAGCACCTTCAGTGCCATCACCAAGTGCTTCAGCTTCGCTTGTCTTTAGACCTTGACCAACGTTATAGTTGGTATCGTCGTTCTGAGTGCCGTAATTGGGAGTTCCATTTAGAATGGAAGGATTATTACCACTCTGTGCAGTCGTACCAAGACCAACAGCACTGTTAGTGAAACCAGCAGTGTTGTCGAGTCTTGCAGACTGACCAGAGAATGCGGAATCGACTTCATCGTAGAAGGTCTCGCTTCCAGTCTGACTGTCGCGACGTGAACGCATCGCGAAGATAAGTCCAGTAGGACCAGACATGGGTTGAACACCGCAGATGTCATATGCCATTAGATTAGGCATAGAACGGCGGATTAGGGAAATTAGGACGGGGTCGAAACCAGCGGTAGGAGTTCCATTGTCTCCAGCAGCAGTTCCGCCAAATCCAGCGCCAGCGGCAATACCGTTAGCGGGAGCTTCGTATAGGAACTCGGATTGCTCACGGAGTTCTCTTTCTTGGTTCTCTAGCAGGGTAGCGGTTACACTTCTACGATGTGCATCTTTGATGCTATCGAGTCCTTGGTAATCAAGGATAGGTGCCCACTTCTCCTGCAAATACTCGTTGTTTTGCATTTGAAATTAACCTCTTAAAAAAAGTTTTAGTTTGACTTATGATTTAAAAATCACTTTTTAGCGACTCTTCCGAGTGTCTGAAGATATGCTTCCATTCTAGGAGAAACAGACTCACTGAGTGTTTCTTGAACGTCAGTATCTTCGGAGATGGTTTCGGATTGGTCTCTTTGAGCACTAGTATTGGCGGGGAAATAAGATTCCTTAAGTGATACTAGTTTCTCACGATAGGTCTCTTCACTATCAAACTCAACATTTTCGGCAAGAGAAGCGAGCTTGTCTTTCTGAGAGATCGCAAGACCTTCAGAGACATCTGCAAAGATTACATCAGCAACCGACTCGGCTAATCTGTGATTTAGAGCAATATTTCTTTCGATCTGCTCGTTGAGTTTATCTTCCATTTCATCTAACTTCTCTACCATGGTAGAGACTACATCATATTTTTCTTCAGGGATAGTTACATAATGTTCTTCAAAAAGACTACGCATTCCAGCAAGGAATGATTCGGTCATTTCGGTCTTAAGACCGTGCTCAATTTGAAGTGCGTTTTCTTGAACCCACTCATCAGCAACATACTCTAGATAAGAATCAAGTCTCTCAGTTAGAGTATCTCTAATCTCAGTGACTTCTTCTACTAGTGCAGTTTCGTATGCTGCAGTTAATTCTTCTTGAATTTCTGCTGCCTTAGCATTAATAGCAGTTTCAAAGATGGTGCGTGCTTTTTCTTGGAACTCTTCAGAGAGTTCTTCGCCAGCAAGAAGTGCCTGAACATCTTCTTCCATGTTGTACTTAACTTCGACCTCTTCTTCTGCTACTACTTCACCGTCCTCTTCACTTTCTTCAGTAACTTCGGTTTCGGCGGTTACTTCTTCTACTTCCTCTTCAGAAATAGTCTCTTCCTCGGTCTCAACTTCCTCGGCTGCTAAAGCTCTGGAGTTGACTACGTCTCTAACCTGCTTGAGGGTAGCACCAGGAGTTCTGAGTGCATTAGAGTCGTCATCTGGTCTTGAATTCTCGGGGGTAGGGCCGCCTAGGTCCTCCACAGGAACCCCAGCTACTGCCATGGGTTCTGCGGGAGCTGCGCCTTTGGTTACTACGTTTTCCATTTCTTGTAAATTGTTACCAACGGACATTTGATTAGATATGTTTGTATTAATCTATATTTATTTATAAATTAAAGATTTGAAAGGAAATCGTTAAATAGATTTAACTTATGTTCCTCAAGCATCTTTTGGTCAACAAGAGTGTTAATTCTCTTCTGAGTCTTTTCTGCGAGTTGTTCACGAAGAATTCCTCCTTCCCATACCCACTCCTTTCCTTCCATGATTCCCTGAACAAAAGCGTCAGGTGCAGAAGGATCAGCAACGATGTCGGCGGCAGTTGCTAACATAAAATCTTCACCAACAACTTTATGACCTTCATTGGTCATACGAAGTGAACCAACACCACGAGAAGAAACGCCAAGCATGACACCTTCATCGAGAAGAGAAGATGCAATCTTACCCATAGGTGTATTTAAGATACATGCCTTTCCTTTAAAATTATTTCCCTCTTGAACGAGAGAAGTAATTTTATGAGAAACACGATCCAAATTCACTGTAGGTCCATCAGGGTGTCCAAGTTCACCAAGAGCACGACCTTTTTGAATGAAGTTTTCGTTATAACGCTTTACCTCATTGCAAAGAGTCTGAATGGGATACATTCTCCCATTACGATTCTTGATTTCGCCTTGAAGAAATACACCTTCAATGTATAACTTCTTATTGGGACCTTTGCCTTCACTAATGATCTTTACGTTTGTTACTTCTTCTGTGATAAGTTTCATTGATTTTAATTTCCGTATGCTACTTTTGCTGCTAATATAGTTGCACCACCCTCAAGAGTGTCTGAAGGATCTTTTTCTACATATTCTACAGAATTTGCAGTCATAGTAAATGATCCAATGATAGTCCCACCAGATGTTTTTCTAGTTACAACATCTATTGATCCTGAATTATTAACTAATCTGACAACAGTAGCGTTGCTAACATTTGTTGCAGCAGTCAAATCAGATTCTTCTGACAAAACCTTAACTAACATTATTCTTGATCCTCTGTATCGGTTGATTCATCGTCAGCATAATTTAGTATTTCATTTGCCACTAATGGACGAATTTGATCAAGTTTCTCCATTGACTTTGCATATAGAGAAGATTTGATTGCATCAGAAATATCTGATGCTGGAGCATTAGTTGCAAGTAAATCAATAATATTGGGTTCCATGTTTTTTATGATAATTATAATGATATTTATATTTTTTACGCTTTGGGTGCTTCTTCAGTTCCAAATGATGATGGATCAGTCGGATCTTGAGGAACTTGTCCCATTGACATAGCATCTTGCATTTGCATCATTGCAGGATCCATTGGTTGACCAGTATTGGGGTCAATTGGAGTAGTTGGATCTGGAAGAATACCCTTTAAAATTTCATCTTCAATTTGCATATCAATTTCAATAATCTCTGCATCAGTCTGACGAAGAACTTTCTTACGGAGATATTCTGTGGAATAATATCTTCCAAGATAAGGTTCGATAGTTGTTGCAAGAGTTAAACGATTTGTAAGCATTTCTGCTTCTTTGAGTTCTGCAAACTGATTATCATATAGGAAATCATATTGAATATGATCTTCCATCATCTTCCAATCTTCTGGAGTAATGATGTTTTTCAATATCAGTTGAGTGCGTAACATGTCACTAAACATGCTTGCAAAACGCTTTCTGAGTCTTCCTACAAATTTAGAAAACTTAAGTTCATCTCTCAATATTTCAGATGAACGTCCAAGATTGAATCCATCTCCAGAACCAGTAATTCTTGATTCTGGAACGTTTAGAGATCTATATAATTTTTTCTGGAA